AGCGGCAGAGCCAAGATCGGAGCCGCTTATCTTCTCCAGCCCGTACACAATCCATTCGATTGCCTTGACGATCATGCCGAGCGCACCAGCAACGAGTCCCGCCGCTGCTTCTGCTACTGCTTGGACAAGGTTGAACACGAATCGCAGCAAGCCGACCACAATGTTCAGCACATCGGCAATGACTGCAATCGTCATCGCCATCGACTGGAGTCCTTGCATCATTGCCGCAGGGTCTTGCGCCATCATGCGGGACAGGTGATGCGCCGCCGCCTCGACCGCAGGAGCGAAGGCGCCCGCCAGCATCATCTGTATCTGATGGAATCCTGTATGCAGGTGGACCATGCTGGCATCAAGGTCAGCGAGCCGCTGCACCGTCTCCGCGGGGATGCGGACATCTACTGCCAGAGCCGCCGCCTTCGCCACTTCGGCAGGACCGCGGTTGACCGCGCTGGCAAGCCCGACGCCGCCCTTGCCGAATACCGACTTCAGCGCCGTGATGCGCTCTTGCTGCGTTGCCAGATTGCGAATCCGCTCTAGGATCATATCGAACTGGGCAGCAGCGTCCTTTCCATCCATCTCCTGCATTGTTAGCCCAATCGCCTCAAAGGCATGCAAAGCCTTCTCTGCGCCTTCTTGTGCTTCCTCTAAGGTGATGCTCATGCGCACCATCGCCATCTGTGCAGCCTCGGGCGCAGTGCCAAGCAGCTTCATCGAGTTGTTGATGTCTTGCAGCCTGTCGGTTGAAGTGCCTAGGCGCAGGGCGGTATCCTTAAGGTTGCCCATCTCCTTCGCTGCGCGGATGGTGTGCATTGTCAATGCGCCCACCGCAGCCGCGCCAGCAGCAGCCGCACCGCCAACGGCAAGCAGCGCCGACCTCAGGCTTGCGGCTCGCAGCGCAGCGGACGCCAATGATTGTTCCATCTTGGCAGATTCGACCGCAGCCTTTGCAGCGTCAAGATTGGGGAGTTTGACTGCCTTGCTCGGATCGAAGCCTCGCGCACTCACAGCGGCAGACACCTGCGCCAACTTTGCATTTGCTGCTTCCGCCTTCGCAAGCGCCGCCTTCGCGGCAGTCAGCCGCTCTGTAGCGGCGCGCATCCTCTCCTGCGCTTCGGTTGCCTTGCCAATCGCGCCAGCGCCCTTTGCTTGCTGTGCAGTCAAGGCAGCCACCTTCGACTGCTGATCGGCAATCGCTTGCGTCAGACGCTGATGACGCTGCGCAGCGGCATCTATCATTGCGTTGTTTGCTTTGGCTGCTGCAAGATCAGGCACCGACTCAAAGCGCCCCTTCGCGCCTCGCTGGAGCAAGGGCATCTTCGCGCCAGCAGCGACGGCGCTTACCTGCGCTTCGCGCTGCTGCAAAGACACCAGCCGCGCCTTCGCGGCAGCAAGCTCGTTGGTGACGCGCACCTGCTGCGCAGCGGCAGCACTCGCGGTCTGTTGCGCGGCAGTGGCACCGCGCATTGCCTCGCTTGCTTTGTTGACGCTATCTGTCAAGCGCGTTGTGTCTTGCGGCTTCGGCAGCGCCTTGTTCGGATCGAAGCCAGCCGCGCCGACAGCGGCACGCGCAAGCCCAGCAGACTTTCGCAGCGACTGAACATCTAGGACTTTCTGCTCGGCGGCAGCGACCCGATCTATGGCATCGCGCAGCGCCTTAGCCTCGGTCACATTACCTGCTAATGCCTTACCCGCCGCCTCAAACTTGCTCTTGATGCCTGCTATGTCGACCGACAGCGGACCCAGCGTCATCGGCTTCATTGAGCCAAGCGCATCATTGATCGCAGAGCCGCTCGACTGCTTGGCGATCTTCTGCTTGAACTGCTCGATGCGCTTCTCAGCAGCCGACAGATTGTTGGTCAGGTTGGCGGTGTTCGCGCCGACATTGACGAACAGATTACCGACTGTTGCCATCGTAAGCCTCTCCAGTCATCGCCGCTAGTGTCTCGAAGAACGCCAGCGCCGATTCGGTGTCGTGCATCATCGTCTTACCCTCATCAGGATCGCGCAAGAATGGCATGAAGTCAATAGGTCTGAACGGCTTGCCGCCCTTCTTCCTGTTCACATTTGCGACCAACGCCGACAGGATGCCAAAGCCATAGTCGAGCCTGTGCTGCCCGATAGGCTCCATTGCGTCATACACCATCCACTCGGTCAACTCCTCGCTCGTCAACCGATCAAGCAGTTCGCCTTGCGTGGCATGTAGGGCAAGGGCGAGCCGCAGCACGAAGCGCCGCGTCCCGCCCCTTGCTAGTTTCCCTCGATCTCCTTGACATCCTTCTCGCCGAGCCCGCTCAGGCGCTGCGCTACGGTGAACATCTCATCGAGGATGCTGGCAGGCAGCGCGCCCAGCGCGTGCTCTTCATTGTCGCCGAACACGCGCTTGCCTTCAGCATCGCACAACGCGCGCACCAGCAGCTTCGCCCGAATGTTCTCGGTGTTCATCACGCGCTCTTTGCCGCGCTGCTGAAAGCACGCCGCCTCGAATGAATCGCGCTCTCGACCAGTCAGCCCCTTGATATGCAGCCCATCTACGCCCGCGTTTGGAAACGCCTCGACCTTGACTTTGCTGGCAAGCGCCAGCACCGATGCTTTGAGATTGTCGCTCATGGCAGGCAGCATAACACAGACCGCCCAGCCAACGCGAGAGCGGCGGGCTGAGCGGTCGTGCAGGCAAGGTGTCGCTGTTATCAGGTTCCGCTGGCGATCGTAACTGATCCCGTCATCCGAATCGAATAGGTGACGGTGACCGCCTCGTCCGTGGATGCCTCCACGCTTGTGTTCTGAATGTAGCCCGTGAATGTAACGGTCGGACCACCGCCCTGAGCGCCGAAGCGGACAGTGAAACTTGTTGGCGTTGTGTTGCCCGCAGTCGGCATGTTGAACGCCGCCGACCGCTCCATCATGCAGGACACTTCGCAAGTGCCACCATCGAGCGTGCCCAGCACGAACTCCTTGCTGGTGCTGGTGATGCTGGTGACATCTATCTCGGCGGCAGTGAAGCCGCTGAAACTGATCGCGGTGATAGTGCCGACCACCGATCCCACCGAGAACGCTGTACCGACCGAACTGAATGCTGGCATTGTTGTCTCTCCTTATGAGGCTTACTTTGTGGGTGCCGTCAGGGTGACATCACCCGTGATCCGATATGTCATCGTGCCGCCGACCACTTCATCCACGGAGCCTTCGATTGTCGAAGTCATGAAGTGCGCATTGAAAGCCGCCAGCACATACTGCTGCCCCGAAGCAATCGCATCGTAGTTGTACGCAATCTCGATCCTATCGGGATTGGTGTTGGCAGCAGGCACGCGGAGCATCAGCGCCTTGATATTCGCAGCAGGCGCACCAGCCGTGGTGCGTTCGTGCTGGAAGGCAAACTCGCAAGTGCCGTTGTCTGAAGTGCCGCAGATATATGACTTGGTGGTCGAACCGATGTTGGTAATGTCGATCTCTGCGACAGACAGCGAAGGCAGGGACGCGCTAGTCACATTCGGCAGGGTCACCATTGTGTGAGTGGCACCTGCTACGCCAGTGTTCTTCGATATCTGTATGCGTGTTCCTGTTGAGATTCCGATTGGCATTGTGGCTCCATTCTACGGCGGCGGGCAGAGTGTCAATAGTTCAGCGCAACTACGCCGTACCCGTCACGGTGTATGTCAGACTTGTCAAGCGAACCGCATAGGTGGCGGTGACGGCTTCGTCAATCGAGGCATCGAAGGTAACTGATTGCAGCACTCCAGCCCATTCGCAAGTGTGTTGATAGTTGGTGCCGCCGACCGAAGTACCTGTGCTGCAAGTGCCCTCCCAGTTGCCTTGCGGGGTAGTGGGAACGGATCGCTGCACAATGGCGCTGGTGTTCGTGCCAGTCCGCTCCACATAGCAGTCAAACTCAATCATTCCGCGATCCTGTGTGCCCAGCACGAATGTCTTGACGGTCGAGGATAGTTGCGTGGTGTCGATCTCGGCGCAGGATATGCCAGTCAGCCTCCATGCCTTCGTCCGCGTATGGAAGGTCGCTGCTGTCGTTTCCGTGGAGCCGCCGACATCGTTCGTGACGCTGATGGTCCAGAATCCAGTTAGGCTCATGAGTAGTGGACCTGAAAGAACATAGTGCTGAAGAAGGTTCCAACGCTTTCGCCCGCAGCAGGCTCGATGTAGCCCGTCATTGTTTGCTGGTGACGGCTGCCTTGAATGGTAACGCTGTAGCCCGTGCCTGTCGCCGCTCCGCCCCAATAATCCAGCGCGGCAGCGACCGCGGACTCCAATGCGCGCGCGGAGGAGCGCGAAGCGGCAAGCAGATTGATCTCTACCTTTGCCTTGCTGACGCCAGCGAACCCCGACAACCCGCCAAGCCGCTGCTCGTCTTGAATGCCATAGACGATGCAGGGCAGCGCAGAGCCTTGCGCTCGCGCTTCGGGGAACACGCGCTGCGCGATAATCGCCACGACTGCAGCGTCAGCGACCAGCCTGCCGCGTACGGCTTGATCGAGGCTCATTTGCTACCTCTCGTTGCATCGGCTATCGCGTCCGCAAAGACTTCCTTGAAGCGTTCTTCGGCGGGACCACGCTCTTGATTGTAGGCGGGGCGCATGAACGGGCGTGCTTGTATGCGCCTCGGAGCAATCTTGCGACCGAAATAGTGCGTCAGGTTGTAGCCATACTCAATCAGATGGGCGGTAGACGCCAGCCCCGCAGGCAGCAGATTGCCTTTGCCTGTCAACGATCGGCGCGGCTCACCATACCAAACAGCAGCGCGACCCGTGAACCAGCCACGACTCTTTGATGCCTTTGTGATCTTGACGCTCGTCTTGCTGGCAATCGCCGAGCGCAGCCCACGATGGTACCGCCCCGTGGTAGACAGGCTCAGCACATTCTCCTGCGCCGCCTGCACAATCATTTGCAGCGCAGGCTTGACAGCCCGCTCCAGTATCTTGTTCTGTGTAGACAGGCGGAAGCCGCGCAGACGACTGATCACATCGTTCCACCCTTGAATGTTGTCGCCAACTTCAATGTATGCAACGCCAGCGCCACCGCCGCCTTGTCCAGTGAACCCGCCCTTGAGTCCCTTCATTGCAGGCGCTCCGCAATGACCGTCATCATCGCCTGCTCTTGATCGTTGTTCACTATGGCTTTGACTTGATAGACAACGGAGCGGTAGGTGATCCGAGCTGTAGATGGCAGGCTTGTTCCGCCGCGCAGCACAATCGACAGCCGCTCGCGCCTTGCTACACCTTCGATCTGTTCGCTCTCATCTCCGCTCATCGGCATAACGCGCGCCCATCGAAAGATCGGCGTACTCCATGTCTCGGATTCCTGACCAAACGAATCTGCATTGAGCGTGGGATAGGAAACACCCACACGGCTTCGCATCTCGCCGATCCTCGCCCTTGTCGTACTCATAGCGCCAAGTCCCCGACCGCACTCATCCCAGCGAGCGCATCTATTGTGAATGCAACTGGACCAGTGATCGTTCCAACGACTGCTGCCTCTCTGTTCTCGTACCAATGCCCGACCAGCAGCAGCGCCGCCTGCACCATATTCTCCTCAACCCGATTGTCGCCAGCCGTGAACGCTACTCTGACCGCATCCTCGGCAAATCCAGTCGTCTGCCATTCGGTCGTTCCGTATGGCAGGCGCAACCGATGGACCAGCGTGCCTGTGTTCACCAGCCTGTAAGCGGACGATGCCAGCGTGACCAGCGCAGTTGCGCCGTCAGGCAGATACGAAACTGATTGAACGCTATTGACGGGGCGGACAGGGAACACAATGTCGCCGCCGCGGAGCGGGAAGCCATTACATTCCATAATGGCTGAGCGCGCCACCATCCAGTAGCCCGTGCGCCGTTCAAGGTAGCGCCGCGCTGCAGTAATGAGCGACAGGATTAGCGCATCGTCGTCCGTTATCTCGACCCGCAGATGCAGCTTGGCAGCCGCCAGCGTGATCGGTTCAGTCAGGGTCGCGGGAACTTCTTGCCATCTCCTCGTTAGCGACATCGGCATCTCTCCTCGGGGCAGCGTTCGTGCTGCGCGCGCCACCAGTTCCATCGGCGGTCCGCATTACTTCAGGATCACCGTGCCCAATCAGGATGCCGCGTGCTCGCTGGAGATCGGCTGCTACATCGTCAGGCAGGCGGACCCGCTGCCCCTTAGCGTAAGGGACTCCATTGACCACGCAGCCGATTGCAAACTCAACCTCTACCCCACGGGGGAGCGGCGACGGGGACGCACCCGCCGCCGCTACCGCTCCGTGAGGGTCAGTGGACCGCTTCGCCATTATGAGGCTTTCACTTCGAGATAGACGCAGGACTCGCCGAGCGTCATCTTGCCATCATGACGGGCAAAGCCGAAGTAGCCAGTCTGATTGTTGGCGAGGAAAGTTTCGGATGCCACCTTCACGCTCACGCCTTCGCGCTCGCCGATCTTGTAGTAGGAAGTGTCGCCGAACACCGCAATGCGAGCGCCGTTACCGAAGGCGGGAGCATTCGAGACACAGACCACAGGGTAGCCCAGCAGGCGGTCAGGCTCGCCATTGTCGCCAAGTCGCCCATCGCCGAGCGACCACGCAAAGGGCGCGTATGAAGTGCCCGTGGCGTTAGTTGCCACGGTCTGCGTCATGCGGCGAATCAGCCCGAAGGTTGCATCAGCCATGACCCACTTCGCATTTGCGCGATACTGCCGTGGCAGGGCATAGATGCAGTTGACAAGATCGGTCATCGTCACGGTGCCTACCGCAGCAGTCTCAAAGTCTGCGATGCTGCTGATTGTTCCAGCGGTTGTGTAGGTGAAGATGCCTTTGGGCTTGCCGCTGCCATCGCCTGTCGTGAACGCCGCTTCCTCGGCTGCTCCCATCGACCGACCCATCTGTGAGGCAAGGATCGTTTGGATGTTGAACGCGGGACCGCGCGAAGGAGCATCAGCGAGCAACTCATTCGAGACTTTGCAGAACGCCCGCAGCGTGTTCGGGGACAGGATCACATTGCCGAAGGTTCCCGTGTTGTCTGTTGCGGGCGAAGCCTCGGCGACATATGCAGCGGAGGCAAGCGTAGCCTCGATCGGGATGTCAGTCTTGAACGATCCCATCGGGATGGTGTCCGCCACCTGTCGCATTGCATTCGCCTGCAGGCGCTTCTCGATCAGCGTGGTGTAGAACTCGGTGACGGGCAGGAAGCCGCCCAGAGTATCTGTTCCTTCGCTCAGTGCGCGCTGCTCCATGTCGGACAGGTTGCGATAGCCGCCGACAAGGTAATGCACCCACGCGGAGCGGTACTGCTCGGAGTCGGTCCCTTTGTCGATACGCCGCTCCAACGCGGACCCGCCGCCGCGCTCTTG